GTTCGTTGAGTACCTACGCTGGAATATGCTTGCGGTAGACGATGAACTCGCAGAGATGCGCCAAGCTATCTCATGGAAGCCTTGGCAACACGATGCTCCCTACGCGGACCGCGAGGAAGTTATTAAGGAAGCCGTTGACGTTTTACACTTTGTTGCAAACATCATAGTTGCGGCGGGTGGAACAGACGAGATGCTTGATAAGTTCTATCTTGAAAAGATGGAACGTAACAAACAACGTCAACTAGACGGATACAAGGTTAAGGACATAGGAGTAAAGTGTACTCTATGTCAGCGCGCAATTGACGATGTTGGTCGCGGTGCAAGCCCGGACATGTGTGCTAAATGTTTGCCTAAGGAGGTAGATTACAGTGCCTGAGATAAATGAGCAGTGGATTAAAGAACAAATGCAGGAGGCAAAGGTTAAGGTAGGCGTAGGTAACGCGCTATTAAAACTTCTTGCCGCTTGGGAACCTCTAAAACTTTCTAATCCTCAGCAGAAAGAAGTAATAGCGCTATTTGATAAGCTAGCACTTGGTTTTGCGTTGACGCCGGAAGCTTCTAACGAGATATGGATTGACGCTCAGCCGGGAGCAATTACAGTTGGAGATCAGGTGCGTGTAAAAATTGACGCGTATCAAGGATCTACCGGCTCTATGCACAACGGACGCAGAGGTAAGGTTGTAGGAATTCGCTACGGCGACATCATCTTTAAGTCCGACGACAACAAGGAACCTATGCTTGATGGCGCGCACTACTCACCTCATCAACTTCAGAAGAGAGTTCAGTAATGAGATCTACAGTGGAGTTCTATATTACAGGTTCTACCTTGGCTGAAATTATGGAGGGTGCTAGGAAGCGTTGGCAGGATTTTTGCGGTGATGAAAACGCAACTCTACCTACAGACGCAGAGCTACAGGTCAAGGATAAACTTGATGACGGCAGGGTACTTACAGGAATCATTACTATTCGCACGAAGGTAGAAGAAAAATGACAGAGAATGATGCACTAGTTCAATATCGCGTTGAGGCTCTGCGTGAGGCCGCAAAGATCATTGCAGGCGACCGCGACGTGCAATACGGCGGACCCGAGGAGAATTTCACACGCATCGCAAAGGTATGGTCAATGATTCTTGGTGTTGCAATATCCAACGAGGACGTTGCAATGATGATGATTGGCCTTAAGGTTGCACGCTACGCGAACAAGTCAGGCTTCCAGGCAGATACCTGGATTGACATCGCGGGATACGCCGGTTGTGGCTACGAGGTAGGTATGCTAGAGCTAGAAAAGAGCGCAAATCTTTCTGCGTAAGTAAGCGCGGTAAGTGAGATGTCGGTATAAGGTTTTACCCTAATAACTGCGAAGGGTTAAGCCTTGTCACAACATACCTTTATCGACTGCAACGGCCTTGCCGCGTTTATGAGTCTTGGCTTCGTGCAAAATGACATGAAGATGATTCAACGCACTGGGACACTAAACTTTGGAAACGTTGTTGCTGAAAACAACCGCCATCTTCTTGGAGATGACTGGACGGCCGAATTTTCAGATGACCCTAACGAATGGCGTGTGCAAAAGGCAGACGTAGTTATGGGTTGCCCTCCTTGCTCTGGTTGGTCGGTGTGGTCTGGCCCTGCTAACCGTGGACCTGACTCTAAGGCGCACGAACACACCGTAGCCTTTATGAAATACGCAGGACGGGTAAAACCACGTGCCATTGTTTTTGAGTGCGTCCAGCAGGCGTATACACAGGGACGCGACGTGATGGTTAAGTATCGCGACATGGTTGAACAAGTCTCCGGTAAAAAATATGACCTGTATCATGTAAAGGAGAACAACCTGCAGGTTGGCGGATTTTCATATCGCCCTCGTTACTTCTGGGTTGCAGTTGAGAAAGGTCTTAAGTTTTCAACTCCAATTACCGAGCCAAAGGAACTTCCACGCATCATGGACATCATCGGTGATCTTGCAGAGATGCCTCAGACATGGAACAAGCAAAGGTACACCGCGCCTGCGCCGTCAAGGTGGGTTAAGCATCTACGCACAAAGGACGGAATGATTGATGGACACATGGGTAAAACAAACATTCACGCACAGCGTATTGAAGAGATCTTTAGCATTATTGGAAATGAAGGCTGGGAAGGAAATGGAGATTCAGGACAGGCACTAAAGAAAGCCGTAGAATTAAACAACGGAGAGTTTCCTCAGAAGTGGATTGACATCTCACCTCGCGTTATTCGCAAGGATTTTAAGCTTGGATTCTCGCAACCATACCGCTGGAAGGAAGATCACTGGTGTAACGTATTAACTGGCTCCGCGTTAGATCATGTTGTTCATCCAACGCAGCCACGACTTATCACTCATCGCGAGTCTGCTCGCATGCAGGGACTTCCTGATGATTGGAACATTGAAGGCGCACGCGACTACTCACACCTTGCGGCTGTATGGGGCAAGGCTGTTCCGGTGCAGGCTGCAAACTGGATTGGTAAGGCTATCAAGGATTCACTTGACGGAAACCCACAGGGACCAGACGCCGAGCTTATCGGAGATCGTGAGTATCTCATTGACGCAGATAAGGGATTCTCCAGACACTACGCTAAGAAAAAGTGGTACAATAGTCCTATGGAGACTGCCAGTTAATGAGAAATCTGCGCACGTATGAGAGTGACCCCGTCCCGGTATGCGAGCGCTGTTGGATCGAGGAAAATAGTCTTTGGGAGGCTGACAGTGTTGATATCAACGGCAATATCATTACCCGTCTTATTAACGTCACCATCCCTATTGAATTATCCCCTGGTGCAATTGGCGATTGCTATGTATGTGGTCGCTTAACAATTGTTGGAATATACGTCTCTGCCAGCGAACTTGACGGATTAGACCTAGAGGTAGATTTTGCCGAAGAACCGTCACAGGAAGAGCCTACGCCCGACGAGCTATAATTCCTGTTATAATTTACACAATGACGAACGGACGAGTATATGCAAACATTTGTACCACACACTGACTCCCTCGAGCGCATCGCTCAAGAGCTAGATAACAAGCGCCTTAATAAACAGGTACTTGAGGCATGGCAGCTTATGCTTGTGCTTACATCATTAAATCCACAAGGCGAGCACCGAGACCCTAAAGGTTGGCGTAATCATCCTGCGGCAAAGATGTGGGAAGGCCACGAAAAAGCCTTAGCCTTATACGCAACTACGATGTGTGACGAGTGGCTAGCTCGCGGTTACAAATCCACGATGATTCCTAAGATTCAAGGAACGCTAGTCCGTGCGCTTGAGCTAGACCGTATCAGTGACGAGTTAACCTTCCCTTACTGGTTTAAGGATAAGGATACATACGAGCAAATTGCCTCTACCCACCGCGTCGCGTTATTGCGCAAGGAGTACGAGTGGTATTCTCAATTTAACTGGCCAGAGGACAAAGGTCATCGCCCGGAGTACTATCAATACCTATGGCCTGACGTAAACGGCGTATTGCAGCTAGGCACCTATAACAATATGTAAGCGTTGCTCAGAGACTCCTAGAGACACTTTTGTACCCAGGCTAATGTAATTTATTGTCTTAAAATAATCTGCGTTTATCCGCGCGGATAATAGCCTTTTAGTGTAATATTCCCTTAACGACAGCACGCTAAGGGGAATTGTGAAAGACTCGCGTATAGGTGAGCTTCTGTGGAAGGAATGGACCGGAGAAGGCTACGAGCCTCTTCACGGTAATTCCGTAACATTCTTCACAGAAGATCACATAGATCTAGAGAACGAGCTTATTCGTAGGGCACTTGCCTCTGCCTTACAACGTGACGGTGTATCTGTCTCGTTGGGCAACGGATTTAAGTATCTTGACTCTGCGTTGATCAACTACGGCTATGCGGGAGAAGTAGATAGTGATAATGAATTAACCGCCTGTGACGAAGATGGCGAAACACGCGAAGGTGATGTTGTAGACAACTTAACACCTGTCACATGGGTTGAAGTAGTCGCGGAATGAGCGGATCAATAGATCTTAGCTGGCAAAAGGACGCTGCCTGTGGGCAACAGGTAAACGACGAGTTTAAGGATTTCTTTTTTTCATCCGAGCCCGCGGAAAAATATCAGGCAAAGAACCTTTGCTTCTCCTGCCCTGTCCGGGGCGAGTGTCTCAAGTGGGCGTTGGAACACAAGCAAATCTGGGGAATCTGGGGAGGAAAGGACGAGGGTGAAATTCGTCGCACACTTTCTGTTTCCTGGAACGGACAGGAGTCTCGTCGTCAACGTTTTCCACAGTGCCCATTTTGTAACGCAAGACCAAATAAACTTAAGACACTAGTCGTAGATGTTCCAGGTGGCGGACGTTGGGCAACCATGCGTCTTGTTCAGTGCGAGGCATGTGACTTTACCTGGCGCTCACGAACAAGTGCAAACGCGGTTGATGCGTATCATGTTCAACGTGAAGAGAAGCTGGCAAAGAGCGAGCGCGATAAGGACAAGAAAAAGAAGCCTAAGAAGAAAAAGCCTCTACTCTAGCCAGCGATCCTTGTAGGCTGCAGCTCTATCTTCTTTATCCTTAAGGTATTCATACCACCAGCGTGACGCATCGGCATTTTCAGACAGCGTTAAGATTCCGTAGATAGTTCTGTTATCTAGATACTGCTTAATATTCTTATTGCGCGCCGAGTTTGAGAACACCATGTACTCCCAGCGATCAGAATCCTCTAGGTATGAAAGCTCTGAAAGATGCTCGCGCTTAACCAGGTAGGTGCAGTGAACACACATGCACTCGATAACTCCCTTAACCTTCTGGTCAAGTATGTGGTAGTAGACATCATTTGCAACTATTGACCCATATTCATCTACGATGTGATGGTAGTTAGCGTAATACTGTCCTAGATGCCCTTCGCGCTCTTTGGCAGTTTCCTCGTCGTCAACATTACTACCAAACGCAACCGCGTAGCGAATAAACGGAGCTACAATAGGCAGACCTAGCTTAACAAGCTCGTTTAACGTTTCCGGAAATATAAAGTTATCAACGTCAACTACAAAGTAGTATTTGCAATCAGTTTTTAGACACTCGGTGAAGCTCTGCTGACGAATCTTTGCAAGGACCCTAAATCGCTCGCCGTTCCACTCGTGTTGCTTAAAACGCTCTACCGCCTGCTCGACATTTTCCTTGTCATAGACACATCCCTTATAAAGATGAACGTTCTTTTCTATCCAGTCATCTAAGATCTGCTCGGTGTTATCGGTGTTGTTGTTTGTGCGGATGTATAGAAATAATTTTTCCTTAGGGTAATCCCACGCCTCAAGTGATTCAAGAAATAAGGGCAAGACAGCTTCCTTTTGCTTTACAAGAAGTGCAACAAATACATCAGGCTGTTCCATTTAGTTGCGCCTCGATTCCTGCTCGGTAAAACTTTAAGTTTGTCTGTAGACGTTCATCGTCGGGATTCCCGGCGAGTGCCAGCTCTCCATATTGCACAGCCTTATCTCTGTCGCCTAGGTAGTGTGCAGATAGTCCGCGCATGTCATCTAGCTGCCAACGCCACAGTGCCTCAGATGAAAGATAGTGATCTGTCTTAGCACTTGCGGCGACAAGTTTACATGTCTCCCAGACTCCACCCCAGTCACCGGAGTCATAGTAGCAGCGAACTTTCTCGTAGTAATTTTCTCCGCAAGGATCAATTTCAATTGCCTTGTCCGCCCAGGTGTGCGCCTCCTCCTTCTTGCCTATGTTGCGTGAAGCCTCAGCGGCCCAACGACACACCGCTGCTCTTTCAATATACCAATCCTTGCTAAACTCAGTTACCTTTTCAGCCGCGCTGATAACAAGATCCCACTGTCTATAGAAGTAGTACTCACGACATAGGTAAACCCAGATGCGGTGATCTTCTCCAAACTCCTTAGACGCGGCAACAAGCATAGGCAGATACTGTCCACGCGACTTAGAGTCATCCGGTTTGTGATACATCTTAACTCCCTTGATTTGGCAGCTAATATTTTCTGTATCAAGTGAGGGAACAAACACCTCGTGAATCGGGTATTTCCAATACATCTTGTGTCGCGAGTGAAGGCGGCATCCCCACCAAACGTGACCGGTATCAAACTCACACCAGCCTTTTGTTGAGCCGTCAACCCACTGCTTCTTAACTTCCTCAAAGAAATTTTCATCTACTAGTTCATCCATGTCTAGCGACAGACATACATCTATATCGTCAGGTAGTAGACTCTGTGCGGTGTTGCGTGCAACGTCAAAGCGCCAAGGCTTGACGCTAATTTCATGAACTATGACTCCGTGCTCACGTAGGATCTCAACCGTGCGGTCCGTGGATCCAGTGTCACACACAAGACGGAAGTCTGCGCCTTTAGTCGTCTCAGCCCAACGGGCTGCATGCTTTTCCTCGTTCAACGCGATGGCGTAGGCGGCTACCTTCATGGTTATACCTTATCAAGAATACCGGCAGAAAGTAAGCCTACACGTCAATAAATTAAGGTACTTCTACTAGATTGGCTGCTGTTTAGCCGCATCTACTGCGTCATCTATTGTCCGATGCATATCGGAGGTTTCGTAAATCAATTACTTATGCTTGCAACACATTTAGGATTGCTCGTGCCTTTGTCAATTCCAAGGTTTCTGTCTTAATTCCTTTTGCACAATCGTCGGCATACCAAAGTTTTGAGAGTAGTTCTACATCGGCGCTTTCAATATTTGCAATGGTGTCGTGTTGGCTCTTTGACCCTCTGTGTTGCAGTAATCTTTCAGGCCACTCTGTTGGTAGAGTTTGCAAGATAGTTGTGTATAAGGCAATGTTCGCCTCATATTGTGCTACTTCAGCAATTCTTGCCTGTAGTGGTGTTACTTGTGTTTCTTCTGTCATTTTTCTTGCTCCTTTTGTTTAGTTAGATGCTAAATGCTACGGCATTACCAGTTGCAGTAGGTAAAGTCGCAGGGTCTGCATACTTTGTTCCAAAGCCTGGCGACCAAGGGTAGGCAGAAATAAAAGGTGTACTGGCGTGTGCAACTGCGATTGCACTTGAGTTAAAAGCCACACCATTAGCAGTGCTAGCAGGCAACGTGGCAGGGTTAGCATACTTAGTGCCAAAGCCAGCAGACCAGGGGTATGCAGTAACATACGGTGATGAGTTGTGTGCAACTGCAATAGCAGTTCCTGCAGAATCAAAAGCCACAGCATTACCAGAATTCGTAGGTAAGGTAGCAGGGTTTGCATACTTTGTGCCAAATCCTGCGGACCAAGGATAGGTTGAGATATACGGGCTTGAGAAGTGACCTACGGCAATAGCAGTTGCTGCAGGATTAAAAGCCACCGAATAACCGCCGGCAGGGCCGCCAACAGGCAACGTGGCAGGGTCTGCATACTTGGTTCCAAATCCAGAAGACCACGGATAAGCAGAAATAAATGGAGTTATGTCGTGCGCAACGGCGATGGAAGTTCCTGTAGAACTAAAATTTACCCCAAAACCAGTGCCAGTAGGTAAAGTCGCAGGGTCTGCATACTTGGTTCCAAATCCTGCGGACCACGGGTAAGTAGTAACAAATGGGCTAGTAGAATGACCAACTGCAATAGCAGTTGAGACAAAAGAAATACTTCGCCCAACTCCAGTAGGTAAGGTAGCAGGGTCTGAGTATCTAGTGCCAAACCCTGCAGAAGACCAAGGCCAAGCCCAAACATATGGTGATGACTGAACCGACATTGCAATAGCAGTTGCTTCAGGATTAAAAGCCACACCACTTCCATTAGTAGCAGCACCAGTTATAAATGGAGTAGTATACTTTGTTCCAAAGCCAGCAGACCAAGGCCACACACTAATAAAAGGTGTAGTGTTTTGGACTTGAGCAATATACTGTAATTTTCTAAAAGCACTTGACATCATTCCTAACATAGGAGTCATTAGGATATATCTCCAAAAACAATCCAAGAGTTAGCAGCAATTTTTTTAATTGCTGCACCAGAGTTAGCAACGCGAAGTTTAGGTGTAGCAGATGTTGCTCCTGTTGAGATAACAGTTGTTGTTCCTGGTGTTACTGCGCCAATTGTAGGTTGACCTGCACCTGTAATCCAGAACACATTTATTTCTGTGCCAACTGCAAAGTTAAAGGTTGCATCTGTTGGAATATTAAACTGCTGTGTTGCAGCATTGTTCATTGAGAACAAGTTACCTTCATCACCAGAAGCAAAGGTATATGCCGCAGTCTTGGCAGTGTAAGTAGAACCAATTTTAGGAGATGTAATAACTGCACCAGTAGGAATTGTTACTGTTCCAGTAAATGTAGGTGAGGCTAAGTTAGCCTTAGTAGCATCCGTTGGAGTTGCAGTTGCATTAGTTAGATTTATAGCAGATGGAGTGCCAAGGTTTGGTGTTACAAGAGTTGGGCTGGTAGCAAAGACTAGAGCACCAGAACCAGTTTCATCAGAAATAACTCCTAATAATTGAGCAGAAGTTGTTGCAGCAAATTGAGCCAAAGTTCCTGAAGTTAAACCTAGACCAGTAGTTGGGTGAACGTGGTCGTCTTTAGACGCATTAGTCCCTGCCCCAGCAGTAGCGCTGCCCAATGCTAGCGGTGTACTTGCAGATAATGTAGGTGTTGCGCCGGTTGCGCCGGTAAGACCGGTTGCACCAGTTAGACCAGTTAAACCTTGAGCACCAGTTACACCAGTTAAACCGGTTGCACCAGTTAGTCCAACTGCTCCCGTAGGTCCCGTTGCACCGGTAGTGTAATTTACAGTGACACGCAAAACATCCCAGGTTGTACCGTTAAACTTCCAGGTACGGTTACCGACCGTGTGCGTGTCATTCACTGACGGTGAATTTGGAAAATCAATTGCGGGCATAGTCACTCCTTAGGTTACTATAATAACAAGAAAGCAGATACTTAGGCATAAACTTGCGGTGAAAAACTAGGCCAGCTAGCCCGCTACTTCTCAAGGAAGCTGTGTCCCTAACTACACTATCTGACATTAGATGCTACTTTCGTTGTCATTCTGTTGGGGTTTCAGGTTCTGTTTTGTCCTCTGTTGTTGAGGAGCCATCATCAGCAAAAACTGTTTCAGAAACTAATTTAAGTTCTGTATCACACTTGCTGCAATTTGAGAAGTATTGTGTTTCTTCTGCTTTGCGTTGTTCAATGTATGTATTGCTACAAGCAGAGCATTTATATTCGTATCTAACTGTCATATTATTCTCCTAAGAACTAGTAGTAAAGAAGGACACACCCGCCACCAGCAGTTCCAGTAGAGGCATTGTTTCCAGAACCGCCACCACCACCAGAACCACCAGAAAAACTACTTCCATTTGCTAAAAATCCAGCACCGCCGCCGCCATTAACACCGCTGCCCGCAGCCCCAGTAAACCCACTTACTAGGCTAGAGCCTCCAGCACCGCCAGTAGACGAACCCCATCCACCGCCACCTCCAGTAAATGAACCAGAAGTTCCACCACCACCAGAACTTGAACCACCATTACCAGCCATAAGTCCACCACCATAACCAGCAACGGCTGGACCACCAAAATTTGAAGTTGTTCCTAAGTTTGCCGCATAACTAGCGCCTCCTGGACCACCGCCGTTTCCACCTCCTGCTGTTAAACCTCCAAAAAAAGTTGCTCCACCTGCAGCAGATGCGCCGTTAGTTCCACCTGCGCCAATTGTAATTGAGTTTGAGCCTGACTTTACCGACGCCCAACCCCAAACTGCACCACCACCACCGCCTCCTTGACCGTTAGATTGTCCAGCACCGCCAGCACCAATTAATAACGCCCATACGTGAGTAACACCAGCAGGAATTGTTACAGTTGAACCTGAAGTAATAGTTTGTTGAAGCGTTAAGTCTCTAGGTGCAACAGAAGATGCTGCTACAGGCACTTGTGCTATAGCCATAATTTATTCACTCCAACCCTTTTAATAATTAATAGTAAAGAAGAACGCAACCAGAACCACCAGTTCCGCCAGTGCCGCTTGCAGAACCTGCACCACCGCCACCTGAACCACCATTTGAACCACTTCCATTTGCTAAGAATCCAGCACCACCACCACCAGCGTTAGAACCTTGAGAACCAGCACCAGTAAATCCGCTTATTAAACTGCCACCACCCGCACCGCTAGAAGAACCTCCACCACCGCCACCTCCAGTAAATGCTCCAGAAATTCCAGTGCTTTGAGCAGCACCGCCATTACCAGATTTACCTCCTCCACCATAACCAGAAAATCCTGGTTCTCCAAAAAACCCTATTGAACCAGAACCACTAGCAGCAGCGCCCCCAGGAACAGCGCCACCGCCACCAGCCGCTAAACCTCCAAAAAAACTAGTTCCACCTGCAGCAGATGCGCCGTTAGTTGCACCAGCACCAATTGTTACAGAGTTTGAACCAGTTTTTACGTAACACCAACCCATAGTAGCCCCGCCACCAGCCCCACCTGTTGTTGTAAATTGACCAGAAGCACCGCCACCAATTACTAATGCCCATACCCAGTTAATACCAGCAGGAATAGTAACAGTTGAACCTGAAGTAATAGTTTGTTGAAGCGTTAAGTCTTTAGGTGCAATGGTAGATGAAGGAGCAGGAATCTGACTAATTGCCATTAAGCGATTTCCACTCCGCTAATATGAAAGTTAACTGTTGTTGCAGATGCGCCACCAGTAATAGTGTTAGTTGTTGCTAACACTTGCTTAAGGTCAATGTATACAGTTGTATTTGCTGCAATAGCAGTAGTTGTATGCAATGCAACCTGTCCTGCTGATGGACCCATAGCCAATGTAAATGTTCCAGCAGATGCTGCTGTATTAGTTACAGCAATATTGGTAACTACTGTAGTGGTTGAAGCAGGCACTGTATATAGCACCGTTGTTGTTGTAAGTGATGCCGCACCCCTGGATAGGGCTTTTGTTGTTGTAGCCATTAGTTACTACCTTTCGTTGTTAGAGGGCTCCCATAAGGGATAGTGTTTGAAAATCTTTAAGGCTTGTAAATGCACCAGCAAGTGTTGATGTTAAATCTCCAGTAAGCGCAAGGCTTGTTCCTGTAGCAGCACCAATTGCAGGTGTAACTAATGTAGGTGTATTAGCAAATACTAAAGCACCTGTGCCAGTTTCATCAGAAATAACTCCTAATAATTGAGCAGAAGTTGTTGCAGCAAATTGAGCCAAAGTTCCTGAAGTTAAACCTAGACCAGTAGTTGGGTGAACGTGGTCTCCACGAGCAGTTGTTGTTCCTGTGCCTACGGCTGCAGTTCCATTTGCAGCAGGTGTTGTTGAACTTAATCCAGTAATGCTGTTAAATGAAGTGGCGGTCATAGCACCACCGTAACTAAATGCAGTACCGTTATATCCTAAAGCGTTTGTATCACTACCAAACTTTATGAAGCCAGAGGCTGCTGATTGGACGCCCCGTATAGACATGGTATCGGAAAGGTTAATATCACCAATCCAAACGTCATCGCCTACTTTAAAATTAGTGCCGTTTCCATTATTAGAGGAAATAAATTGGTCAGCGGTATTTGAGTGAACATGGTCTGCTCTTGCAGTTGTTGTTCCTACACCAACAGCAGCGGTTCCTGCAGCAGCAGGAGTAGTTGAACTAAGACCAGTAATGCTGTTAAACGAAGTTCCTATTGCAACACCAATATTTGGTGTAGTTAAAGTTGGGCTTGTTGCAAACACTAATGCACCAGAACCTGTTTCATCAGAGATGACTCCTGCTAATTGAGCAGATGTAGTAGCAGCGTGAACTGCTAAAGTATCTGTAGTAACAACTAAAGTCTTGGTTGAGGGGATAGAAGTTCCATTGATGCTAGTTGCTGTTGCTACTCCTAAGACTGGTGTTACAAGAGTTGGGCTAGTATTCATTACAAACGTTGAGCCAGTTCCAGTTTGAGCGGCAACGCTAGTTGTGGCACCTACTGATGTAATTGGACCAGTTAAGTTTTCAAATGCACCTGTTACACCAGT